CTAAAGAAAATAAATGGAATGTATTACAGTATGTTTCCTTAGATACTACTATTACTTCTATTGAAACTTTACAACAAAAAATTACCGACACTACTGCGCCGTATGAGTTAGAAATAACATTAGATAATTCACCCGCAGGCATTAAAGCTGGCGATATATTAGGCATATTTAATGTACAAATTAATGATGATGCTCAAGACGGATCTACTGAAACTGAAACTACTAACACTAGGTTATCACAGTTAAAAGGATTTTATAGAGTTACTAAAAAATTACTTAATAAAATTTATTTTGAAAGTAATGTTCAAATTGAAAAGATACCATCATGTGAAGGGTTAGTTACAACTTTTAAATCTGTAAAAGTAAGCGATTATGTTGAGGCTAATAAAATAGCACAACAAGGCATCGACGAAGGATCGTTAATATGGATTGAAAATACTGAAAATGATTGGAAAGTTCTAAAGAACTCCCAAGGATTTAATCTATTACAACAAATACCTGCAGAAGAAACTGGCGAAAATAATTACGGCGGATCAATTACAGTTGATAACAGAAACAGTATTATGTCAGTATCGTCACCGATTGCTAGTAATAACGGAAAACTTTTTATATATAGCAGAGGCGGAAATAGTCAAAATTATCAATTTACACAAATAGTAGAACCAGCAACTAGTGCATCAGTAGGATCAGGACAACTATTTGGTACAGGACAAGCTATTAGTGCAGACGGAAAATACTTAGTAGTAGGTGCTCCGGGTGCTTCAAATGTTAAATCAAGATACAAGGGTGAATTTGTATCTACGCAAGATTATGATAACAAAGATATTGTTCAATACGACGGACTGTTATGGGAAGTAGTAGTTGATATTCAAGGTGCCCAAGCACAGCAACAATTTGGAAGTTTTGGGGCTATAGCAGAAGTATTACAAAATAACAATATTTTTGCAAATGAAGCATTTTTTAAAAATATGTTAACGGGTAATTATCCGTTTACCGAATCTGAAGAAGACACCCATCCTCAGCACGTTCTTGTAAGAGCTCCTGCAGACCAGTATTCAGGAACTACAGCAGGTGATGTAGTTTATATGGAATGGAACGAATTTACATCAGCAAATCAAGATATACCGACTACAACTGCAAGACTTCCATTTAACAATGAGTTCCCTGCAATTACACAAGAATTTTTAGAATCGGGGTTAACTATACAAAAGAAAGTTGATGTAATTTTAGAGATTCCGGTATTATCAATATTGCCACAGATTGGTGATCAAGTTGAAGCAACTGGCGTGTTTGGATATGTTAATTATGTATATGTTTCAAACAATAGAGCAGTAATTTATATTGAAAGAACAAACGGTGCTTGGCCTCTTATCGGACAATTATTTAAGGAATCTGGAGAAGTTGTTGGCGCATTTCAAAGAGCTGCACCTACAGATTCAATTGATGTTAATGCAGAGCTTGGCGGTTATTGGTTCTTTGATACCGGTGCTGATATCGAACTTTCTGCAAATAATGTTGACGAAGCAAGAGGCTTAGTAGTTTATAATGTTATACCAACAGGCGAAGTAGACACAGATGCATTTGGTGCAAATATTTGGAAGTATAATAATACACAGTCTGGAATTTATGGTTCTAATGCAGATAACAGTTATATAAGAACTCTTACATACCAAGGTACTCCGGGACCAGCAGATAACTTAGATATTATACCGAGTGATTTGTTTATTGTTCGGGCTCCTAAAGCACTAACTGATAATATAGTAGTTGGTGACGAAATAGGGCTAGAAATATTACGCTTTCCAAGTGATGCTGACGGATCCTTTATTGATATTACACCAACAGGGTTAACTTATACTCAAACAAATAAGAAGCATACGCTGTATGATTTATGGGAAGGGTATATTGATTTTGATTTAGATGAAACAAACTCTGTTACTGGTGCACCATTTGAACCTAAAGTAGGACAGTTTGTTAGAGAGCGCACACCTAACCCAGGAGCAACAGCAAAGGTAGTATACTATCAAAAATTTAATAACAGTAAAGCCCGAGTATATGTTACTAATGTATTAGGCGATTGGGGAGCATTAGGGACAGGTAGAACTATTGAATATATAGGTATTCCAACAGATCCAGATCCAGCATATAACCAAGACCAAGTACTTGGCGATATTAATGCAGTATCATTAGGCGACTTAGTTGCAGATAATTTAGGCATAGGTAAATTATGTGTGTTCCAATTAGATGCAGAAATTGAAACTGTACCTGCTGAAAGTACAATAATAGGTGCAGAATATATTATATATAAAGATACGCTAATTTCAGGACAACCGTTATTAGCTAATCCTCCAAGCTCTATCAATCTTGACTACACACAAGTATTTAAAATACCAGTCAATCCAGATGCTCCGGGAAACAATTTAAATAACTTTGGTTATTTCTCAGTATTCCAAAAAGAAAATGTGTCATCATTTAACCCAATTGATACATTCATACTACCTGATGTAACAGAAAATCTGCGTATAGGTAGTAAGATTAAAATAGCCAAAAGAAATGACTTATATAAAGTTCTCATAGGAGCACAAGGCAACGGAACACTTAGTAATCCAGGAAAGATATTCTTTATTAACAAAGGTACTGATGCTGAAGGTATAGTATACGATTGGGAAACTTCAAAAGACAAGCGTTACAAAGGTGTGTTTAGCACATCAACAAATTATATAATTAATGACTATGTTTATTATAGCGGATATTTTTACAAAGCATTAACAAACATAGCCGGTGACGGAACAACATTTACTGCTACAGAATGGCAATTAGTAAATAACGATCAAATAAGAAGTATTGACTACTTAGGATATATTCCAAATGATACAGGAACTATTCCAGAGGATCTTGATTATAAAGGATTCTTCACTCCGCTGTCAACATACACAATAGATGAAATTGTACAATATTTTAACGGAAATTTCTATAAAGCCAAGCGTAATATTCCGTTAGGATATAATGAATTTGTTGATGTTAACGGAACAATTGAAGTCCCTGCAGAAGATTGGGAATTGATTAGTTTTGTGCCCGGAGGTGACACTGAATTAAAACTTGATCAAACAGGTTTAATAGAATTTGGTCGTGACTTTGATATTAGTGATAACGGTGAAGTATTAGTAGTAAGTGCTAAGTTTGATAATGATATTACCAAAGTTGTTGTATATAGAAATATAAATGATAATTATCAAAAATCACAAGAACTAATTCATCCATCGGTAGACGAAACTGACTCACAATTTGGAACATCTATAAGTATCAGTCAAGATGGAAAAATGATAGCTATCGGTGCTCCGTTAGCAGATGACTCAACTAGTACTAATGTTGGAAAAGTATTTGTTTACACACAAAAAGGCAACACATTTGTATTAACACAAACGTTATCAAGTGTCAATGAAGTTGATGGAGAATTATTCGGTAAGAAAATTGAATTTGACGGCAACTCATTATTTGTAAGTGCATTTAATGCATCTAGTGACGATATTACAACATTCGATAGTAACGCTACAGTATTTGATAATGAATTTACAACATATAAAAATGAAATAGCTAGTAATGGAGTAGTATATGCATACGAAAGAATTGATGAATCATTAATCTTTGGACAAAGTATTGACTATCATACATATGCAGGCAGAGATAGTATTGCTGAAGTTGATTTCTTTGGTAGAAATATTCTTGCTAAAAATAATCACTTATATGTTTCAGTACCACAATATCAAAATGCTAACGGCAAAAAAGGACTTATATTAGATTACAGACGTCCTGATAATGAAAGAATTTGGACACAGCATAGAGTACATAATCCGCCAGCTGATATTGATAAAATTAAAAAGGTAATGCTTTACGATTTAAATAAAAACGAAGTAATTACTAACCTAGATTATATTGATCCAATACAAGGAAAAATTGCAGGACCTGCAGACGAAGAAATACGTTATAAAACACCAAACGATCCTGCGGTGTATACTAATAATAATAACTTAATAGATAATATAACTATTGACTCTAACAGAAGTTGGGGACCGGAACAAACTGGCAGAGTTTGGTGGAACTTAACTAATGCAAAGTTTTATAATGTATATCAAAGTAATTTAATTTATAAATCAAATAACTTTAATACATTATTTAAAGGATCGTCAATTGATGTATATGAATGGGTAGAATCAACGTTAACACCAGAGGGGTGGAATAATGATCCTGATACTACCGGTACAGCAATTTATGATAGTCAGGTCTACAGTACCCGAAGAGTATACGATAATATTGCTAAAAGATTTACAAATTACTACTATTTCTGGGTTAAAGATAAAACAACAATTCCTAATATACCAGGTAGATCGTTAAGTATTGATGCAGTAGCAAAATTAATTGCAGACCCGAGCGGACAGAAATATAAGTTTATATCATTTAGTGATACTAATTCTTTTGTACTACACAATGTAGGATCATTAATTGAAGATACTAACACAGTTTTAAATATTCAGTACTGGACATCAGGCGACAAATATAGTAATATACATAATCAGTATCAAATAGTTACTGAAGGATTGTCAACTAGTATACCAAACGAACAAATAGTTAACAAACTTATTGACAGTCTTGTTGGCTACGATGTAAACAGTCGTCCTGTACCTAATCCAAATTTATCACCAAAAGAAAAATACGGCATTCTTAACAGACCAAGACAGGGATGGTTTATTAATAGAGTTGAAGTTCTTAAACAAGTTATCGAAAGAGTTAATGTTACATTACTGCAAAATTTAATTACTGATGAAAAAGACATTTCAGCTTTACAATTAAATGATTTAAAACCAACTAGCAATACTAATAAATTTGATACTACTGTTGATAACTATATCGACTTAAATTTTGTTAGTACAGTTCGTGCAAAATCAGCAGTATTAACTCCTATAATTGAAAACGGAAAACTAGTACGTGTTGATATAGTTGATGGAGGCAGAAGTTATAAAACAGCACCGACATATAAAATTGACGGACAGGGAACTGGCGCAGATGTTGAATTTACTTTAGATGTATTAGGACAAATTACTCAAGTAACAGTAATTAGTCAAGGCTATAATTATGATGATAATACGTCAATTGAAGTTAGACCATTTGCAGTACTTGTAAATGCTGATGAAACAGTTAACAATAAATGGGCAATCTATCACTTTATTAATAACAGTTGGGTTAGAGTAGCATCACAAGCATATGATGTAACAGCATACTGGGATTATGTTGATTGGTATGCAACTGATTATAATAAATTTACAGAAATTGATCATGTATTAGATTATACATATAACCTTCAAGGGTTAGATGACAGGTTTGGTGATATTGTAAAAATCTTAAATGTTGGCGGCACCGGTTGGTTATTATTAGAAAAAATTGATAACCAAGATACTACTGATTATACAGTAAATTATAAAACTATTGGTAAAGAAAACGGTACAGTGCAGTTATCATCTTCATTGTATAGCTTTGCAGATAACCTAGTAGGATTTGATAACCAAACATTTGATACACAGTTCTTTGATAAACAACCAATTGCAGAATTAAGAATTTTGTTAAATGCGTTAAAAGATGATATCTTTATTACTAACTTAGCTAATGAATTTAATAACATATTCTTCTTATGCTTGCGTTATGTATTTTCAGAACAAGGTTATGTTGACTGGGCATTTAAAACAAGTTTTGTTAAAGCTCAACATAATGTCGGAGAACTACAGCAAAAAACTACATTTAAGAACGACAACTTAACAAGTTACGAAGCATATATTCAAGAAGTTAAACCTTATAAATCTAAGATTAGAGAGTACATATCAAATTACAGTAAACTTGAAACAGCGTCAAACGTAGTTACAGATTTTGATAGTCCACCGAGGTACGACAGTAGCAAAGGGACAATTACTACAGCAGATATTAAAGTTTTAAACGGTGTACTATTTGGTACAGGTAATGCGTTAGATATAGATTCTAATTGGTTAAACAATTTAAGTTACGAAGTTACAAAGATTGAAGTTAGTGATGCTGGAGAAGGATACATATCACGACCAGAAATTGTTATTGAAGGAAATGCTACAGCATTAGCGTCATTAGGACCAACAGGAAACATATCTAGCATAACAGTAATTGAACCAGGTAGTGGTTATATCGAATTACCAACTATAACAATTAATGGAACGCTAAAAGATGGCGGCAGAGATGCAGTACTAACAGCAGTTTTAGGTAACTCTCCAGTACGTAATATGCATACAATTATTAAATTTGATAGATTAAGCGGAACATTCTTTATTACACAAATGAATGAAACTGAATCGTTTACAGCGTCAGGCGGTATATCACGTTTTGATTTAAAATGGCCAATGGATTTAAGAACTAACACTATTGATATTAGTGTAAATGGCGAATTAATTTTAAGTAGTGATTACACCTTTAGTAATGTAAAAGATACTACATCAACAGTTGACAAATACTTTGCTAGAATTGAATTTATTAATCCGCCAGCTGCAGAAGCAGTAGTGCAAATTAATTATAGAAAGTCAATCGACTTACTTGATGCACAAGATAGAATAAACTTATTTTATAATCCAACAACAGGACAGTTAGGCAAAGATCTTAGCCAACTTATGGACGGAGTTGATTACGGCGGCGTACAGGTTAAGAGTTTTGAGTTTGGTGCACCTCCAGGATGGGATACCGGCGACTGGTATACTGATAACTGGGATATCTTTGATGAAACATTTGACGATGAAACATTTGAAACTGACGGTAGTACAGTTACATTTGATCTAGTAAAACCTTTAGCTAAAGATGTAAAATATAATGTTTATATTAACGGACAAAGAGTTGATGACGATACTTGGGACGGAACATCTACTGTTGAAGGAAACACATATGCATTTATGGCTCCAATAGTTGGTGATGGATTAACAAATACATTTACATTTGAAAATGAAATACGTTATAGACAAGTAGTTGAAGAACTTGATAGTAGTGGGCTTAATAATCCGCCGGCAAATGTTATTACTTTACGTAGAGCCACATCAGACGGAAGTAGAGTAATTGACGAAAGTGCATACGATACTGCAATAACAGGCGGCGACCTTGCATATAGTACTGCTACTGGTATCAAAGCTGAAGATATTAACGTTGACGGTGATGGATTTGTTACAGCTACTACATCTAAAGGTCCTGAAGAAACTGTCCCTGGGCAGGTTATGGACACACTTGACTTACAAGTTTATGAGCGTCCAACAAGTGGAACAGGTGTTATTGAAGTTGATAGTTTCCAAGGCAACGGAACAACTACAACTTATACATTAACACAACGTCCGTATTCAGTAGAAAGTGTAATTGTAAAAATTGATTATATTATAGTAGACAGTAGTAAGTATACAATTAATTTTAAAACTAATGAAGTTTTATTGTATGAAGCTCCTGCTATTGGAGCAAAGATATCAATTATATCAATTAGTTTAGGCGGTACAAACTTACTTGATTATGGTAATTTTACAACAGACGCAAGTACAACAGACTACGAAACAGCAATTCCGTATAGTGAAAATAATAGTGCATACGTTACTGTTAACGGAAGTGTATTACCATTTACATTAGAAAATGTAAGCGGAGTAACACACATTAAATTTGCTGAAACACCTCCTGAAAATAGATTAGTACAATACGGAATTTTTAATAGTACAATTGAAACATTTAGTCAAATATCAATAGATAAAATCATAGCAGATGGAAGTTCAACAGCATACGAATTATCTCGTGCACCATTTGAACAGCAACCAACATCATATCATACTATTATTACTGCTACAACAACTGAAGGAGCTGTGGTTACTGAGAATGTATTAACAGCAGGGTATAGTGAAGCATTTACTGTTGAAACAGATGTATTAGAATACAAAATGAAAGTATGGCAAATTCCAGTAGGTTCGGTTGAAGGATCAGAACTTAAGGTGTTCTTAAACGACAGAGAACTTACATTCTTACAAGAATGGACCTATGAAGGTGCAGGCAGTTTTAATAGAAATATTTCAGCAGATGCGCAACCAGGTAGTACAATTATTTTACAACGTGGAGTTGCAGCACCGGGCGATGAACTTAAAGTGTTTGTTTTAAGTAGTGGTGAATATAGATTTGGTTACTTTGATTCAGCAAACGATTTTATCGATACTAGCGGTAAACAAATACCAGCAGTATTAACACCTGTAATTGAAAGCGGGCAAATTACAAGCGTAACAGTAGTGTCTGGAGGCAGAGGCTATAATACAGATTCTGGTATATCAGCAAGTTCTGATGCAGGTGTTGGTGCGCAATTTACTATTGATGTTAATGAAGTTGGTAGTATTATAAATGTAACAGTAGTAGATGCAGGAACAAATTACGATGCAGATACTACATTAAATGTAGAAATTGTACCAATTCCGGCAGTTATATATTTTGATAAAACGTATCCAGTTGATACAGTTATTAAGGTATACCAGTTTAGTAATCATAACGGACTTGGAATAGAACGAGAAAAATATGAAGTAGTACAACAAACAGAAATGACTGTAGGGACAAAAGGCTATTACGATTATAGAAACTTAACAAATAACTTTATTGACTTGCGTTCAGCTGCTATTAGCGTAAACTTTGTATGGATTAGTGTTAACGGTAAACTACTAACACCGACTGCTGATTATATTTTAAGAGAAAACAAAAAACGTATTCAGTTTATAACGCCTCTTAACGATTATGATACAGTTGATGTTATACAGTTTGCAGCACCTCCGGTATCAAATAGATTTGGATGGCGACAATTCAAAGATATGCTGAATAGAACTACTTATTTAAGACTATCTTCAGAAGACGAACATACCTTATCAGCACCGTTACGCTGGTACGACAGATCAATACAAGTTGGTGAAGGATACGAAAGATTACCACAACCAACTTCTACAGTGCCAGGTGTGCTTTTCATTGAAGGTGAACGAATTGAATTCTTTAGAAGAGACGGCAATGTACTTAAACAGTTGCGTAGAGGTACTATGGGCACCGGAGTCAAAGATGAATATACTGCTGAGACAATATTTTATCATCAAGGTGCTGATAGTATTTTACCATATAAAGATGAAGAAGAAAGATTCAAAGTAATCAGTGGAGTTTATACTGATACAAGTAAAATATATCCTAACTCTTCGGTAGACATTACAGCAACTTCAATTGTATACAGTTTTAATAACAATACAGTGTTTCCTGTAAGAGTTCCTGGTACATACGATCAAATTGCTACAGTTACAGGAACAGGATTTAGACCTGGTGTAAAAGTATTAATGCAAAATGAAGCAGGAGATATAAGAGAGCTTGAAAAAATATCAAGCACTACAACAGAGATACAATTCTATACAGAAACAATGTCAGTTGGTGCATATGATTTAGTAATACTGAATCCAAAAGAAACAGCACCTGCTTTAAGAGCTGAAGAATATTTAGTATTGCCAAAATACTTGCCTTATGTACAAATATTAGTACCTTACAATCCTGAAGCATTTACAGATGTTGTTAAAAATCCAACAGAAACTGGAGAATGGTACAAAGCACCGTTTGACGAAGGCGGTATACCAGAAGAATATTGGCAAGCACTTAACATTGAAGTATTTGCGAATGGTAAAAGACTACGTAAAACACCAACTAAGGTGTACGATGTAACTAAAGGTCCAGATAGTCCAAACGCAGACATTGATATTGAAGCAGATTATGCTGTTAATAAAAATGAAGGTGCGTATGTACGTCTAACGACACCTCCGGAAGCAAATACAACACTAATTATAATAAGAAAACTAGGAACAGAATGGCGTGAATTAGATGAAGATACAAGTTCTACATTTAAACCGCTAGGAGAATCGAATACAGAAATTGCAACTTTCTTACGTGGAAAGACAATTAATTTGCCGCGATAAATACTACTGACAGGAAAACAAACATGGCTGATATATTTAAAGATACACAAGGAACTTTGTTACAAGGACATATAAAAATACATGACCCCAAAACGGGCGAAGTAATTATAGACAAACGTAACGCAATCCATTACGAGAACATGAGTATAGCTCTTGCAGAGAGTTTATCTAACTCAGGTGAAGGGTGGATACATGAAATGAGCTTCGGCAACGGAGGAACAAGTGTTGACCCAACTGGCGTTATTACATATTTAACACCAAACTCAACAGGAGTTAATGCAAGTTTGTATAATCAAACTTATACGAAAGTTGTTGATGATAGAAGTGTTAATAATATTGACCCTGCTAGAAATAAAACAGAAATAAGACATGTTAGTGGTACAAACTATACTGATATTTTAGTAACTTGTTTGTTAGATTACGGCGAACCAAGTGGACAAGACGCATTTGACACAGCTTCAAATGCTGAGAATTTATTTGTATTTGATGAATTAGGACTAAGGAGCTATGATAGTGATGGGTCAGGTCGCTTGCTTACACACGTTATTTTTCACCCTGTACAAAAATCATTAAACAGGCTTATACAGATTGACTATACAGTAAGAATACAAAGTTTAACTGGTTTTAACGAGGGATAATTAGATGGCATATACAATTAGTTACACTGACGTTTCAAAAGAAGGCACCATTACAATTGAAGATGGTACTATTAATACTACTACAAGTTTAAAAATACCAGGACGTAATACTACAGCATACGGTGCTGTTATTGCAGAAAACTTTTTACACTTATTAGAGCATTTTGCTGCAACATCTGCACCATCTAATCCGTCAGAAGGACAAATTTGGTACAATAATGATCCGCTAGTAGAAGCACTTTTTGTTTATAATGGTACTAACTGGGTTCCAGCAAGCGGAATTACAAAGTCAATTAGTGCTCCGGCATTTGCAAACACAGGCGATTTATGGGTTGATATTGATAATCAGCAACTATACTTATTTACAGGTGGTGGCTGGATCCTAGTAGGACCAAGTTTCTCAGAAGGTTTAGCAACTGGTGCTAGAGCAGATCAAATTGTGGGACAAGATAACGTTTCATACACTGTTTTAAAAGTTGAAGTTAACGGAGTTGTAGTTGGTATTATTTCCGGATCTGATGTATCGTTTATACCAAAAGCAACAATCGCAGGATTTCCATTAATTAATCCAGGATTTAACGTTATTAGTAGAGATACTGATTCCGATGGCCTAAGTAACTTTAAATTCTTTGGTACTGCTGAAAAGGCAGAAAGTTTAATTGTTAATAATTCAGTTGTTGCCGCAGGAGACTTTTTAAGAGGCGATGTAACAAGTACAACAACATTTCCTATCAATGTCCAAAACAACCAAGGCATTAATTACGGTATTAACGGCGAGTTAACAGTCGGAGTTGTAGGGCAAGCTGGTATTATACAACATAATATTGGTGGTTCTAATATTGATATTCGTGTTAGAAATAATAACCAAACAAAAACAGTTATACGTGTTGATTCAAACTTGCGTGTTGGTGTTAACACAGAAGCTCCGGAACAAGCATTAGACGTTGTAGGTACTATACAAGCAAGTCAAGACTTACTAGTTAATGGTACTACAGAAAGCACTACTATTAATAACGGTGCGTTAAAAGTAGCTGGCGGCGCAGCAATTAAGAAAAACTTAAATGTTGCAGGCGAAACAACACTTAGTAATATACTGTCAACAAATGCTGTTGTTCCTGATGATAATAATATTAGAGATATCGGAACATCGGAAAACAAGTATAGATTTGTTCATGCACAACGGTTCTTTGGCGATATTACAGGAACAGTAACAGGTACTATTGACGGACGTTCAACATCTTCGGACAAACTTACTGATAGAACTTCATTTATTATGGAGGGCGATGTTACTACTGTAGTTCCTGTAGAATATGACGGTGCATTCCAAGATCCTAATTTTAACAACGGTGTTGATGCAAACGGAGATCCACTTACACCAGGTGAGCAACCGTTGCAGAAGAAGTTTAGAACAGAAATATCAAATTCATTTATTACAGGTAAGCCATTAGTGGAATCTGTAGGCAACAATGATTTACTTTTACTTAATGATACCTCGTTAGCATCTCCGGGATTAAAGTCAGTAACAAAAAGAGCTTTCTTAAATGATTTACCAAGAACTCCAGCAGGAGTTATTCTTCCATATGGTGGCGGAACAGCACCAATAGGATGGTTAATATGTGATGGTAGAGAAATAGAACGTGATTTATGGAATGAATTATTTACTGCTATTGGATTCAATTTCAAAGGTTCAACACAAGTAACACCAGGATATTTTGGTTTACCTGATTTACGTGGTAGAATGCCAATGGGTGCAGACAATATGGGCGGAACAAATGCAAATGTTGTGCAAACTAACTCTGCAGATGTTATAGGTGCTTCAGACGGAGCGGCAGAAAAGTTAATTAACATCGCACAAATACCAGAACACAAACATGATTTACAAGATGCTGACAATAACCAGTTTTATGTATATCAAGATAGATTAGATCCAACAACAGATACTAATGTTGAAACAGGTATATCTGGTCCAGGACAAGCTGGTATAGCACAACGACTTAATAATAGTGGAGGCATAGTTGGTAATTCGGACAGCGTGCCACAAAGTACATTTAATGTTATGCCACCAACAGTAACACTAAATTATATAATTTACGGCGGGCGAGAATAATGAGTTATAAAATAAACAAAACTAACGGAGAACTAATTGTTGATCTAGTAGATGGGCAGATAGACGAAACTTCTACAGACATTACACTAATTGGGCGTAACTATAAAGGCTTTGGTGAAAAAATGAACGAAAACTTTGTAAAGTTAATAGAAAACTTTGCACAGTCAAGCGCACCTGGAGCTCCATTAGTTGGACAACTTTGGTATGATACTTCCGAACAACGGTTAAAAGTTTATACCGGTGATACATTTAAAACAGCTTCCGGAGCATTAGTAAGTCAAACACAGCCAAACTTAGTTACAGGTGATATTTGGATTGATAGCTTTAATAATAAACTTTATTTTTATGACGGCGCTGACATAGTACTAGTTGGTCCGCAATATAATGCAGGTCAAGGAAAAACGCTTGTTGAAGCAGTAACAGTTATTGATAGAACTGGACAAGAACAAACAGCATTATTCATGTATATTGGAGGACTACTAACAGGTATATATTCTAGAACAGAATTTAGACCACAATTAAACATAACAGGGTATCCAATAGATCAAGATGATGTTAATATTCCAAAACGTCAGTTAATACGTAAAGGATTTAATCCTATTGATACAGCATTTGCATGGCAAGGCTCTGCAAAAAGTACACAATCTTTGATTAGTGTAAGTGGCGAAGAGTTTAGTGAAGTTAACTTTATGAAAACTGACAGAGATACTAGTACAACTGGTAGTTTAGCAATTAGAGATGAGAATGGATTAACAGTTGGGGTTGACGACACAGTACATGTAGCTTTAAGAATTGAGACCACGAATAATAATATTACATCATTTGAAAATCAACAAAAGAATAAAGATTTTGTTCTAAGAGTTAAACGAGGAAATGCATTTGATGATGTATTGTATGCAAATGCATCAATTAAACGTACTGGAATATATACAAACTCTCCTAGCGTAGGGTTTGATGTTAATACTGATGCTAAGATTCAAGGCGATCTTACAGTTGACGGTAACTTTACAGCAAACGGTAATACTACTTTTATTAGTGCTGAAACACTACAAGTTAATGATAAAAATATTGAATTAGGTGCTGACTCTGACGGAAATGCTGGCGGTAATAATATTGCAGTTGACGGCGGCGGAATTACCCTAAAATCAACTGATGGAGACAAAACGTTTAACTGGATCAATGCAGAAGAAGCATGGACATCAAGTGAACACATTGATATAGCTTCATCAAAGCAACTTAAAATAGGCGGCATTACTACACTTACAGCTGATAGAATACATAACTCAGTATTGTATGCAGAAGGGTTAATTAGAGTTGGCGTATTACAAGACTTAACAGTTGATAATATCAGTTTGAACGGTTCGGCAATATCAACCACGTTGCCATTATCGATATCGTCAACAGGTAATATTACTATTAATAACCAAAAAATTACAGGCGTAAGCACACCTTTGAGCTTACGAAAGAAAACATTAAATTCACTTGCTGATCCAGTTGATCCTGATGATTCAGTAGCAAGTAAAGGATATGTTGACGAAGAATTGAAAGCAGAACCGTTAATTGTTTCTTTAGATGTAACAGGATATAGTAATCCTAGTGCAAATTTAGCAGCAAACGGTCCTTACAATAATGTTAAAACTGTACTCGAAACATTATATAGTGCAGTAGACAAAACAAACTCAGCGATTGCAAAAATTTATTGCACAAGTTATTCAACTACATCAGTTACAGGTATTGATGTTGACCAACTAGTTGACGACCCTAATAATCCAAGCGGACCGCAAATTAGTGCAGTTCGTAAAACGTTTATTAGTGTAGACAAAGATGGCAACGCAAGTGATGAGTCAGTCTTACAAGATGTTGACTTTTTACCAGTATCAGCTAGTGCAGGGCTAACACCAGAACGAGCAATCATGGAGTTTGAAAATCAAAGCGGGGTATGGACATGGATTCGAACCACCGTACTTTCTTAATACAGATAAATACATTTATCGCATAGGGGTTATAACGAATGGCATATACAATAGACACATACAGCAACAGTAGAAGCTGGAAAATTGAAGATGGTACTATTGACCAAACAACCGATTTAAAGCTAGTTGGTAAAAACTATGCTGGCTACGGTGAAATACAAAACGAAAACTTTGTATTTTTACTAGAAAACTTTGCAGGGCAGGTTGAACCTCCACGTAAAGTTCAAGGTCAGATTTGGTTCGATAGTGGCAATTCTAAATTAAAATTTTACGATGGACTTAAATGGCGCACAACAGGTGGTGCAGAAGTTAGTTCAACAGTTCCAACAGGGCTTAAACAAGGTGATTTTTGGTGGGATACTGGTAACGAACAACTTTATACATATAATGGCGGAGACTTTGTACTTATTGGACCCCAGAGTGCAGGATCAGGTCAGACACAAATTGTAAGTCGTTCGGTACGTGATACAACAGGCGGAAGTAGAAATATTATTACAGCCGTTGTTGAAGATGAAACAATAATGGCATTTAGTTCACAAGATTTTACTATTGATACTAGTGACGTTGATTCAAATATTACTGGCTTTGATAGAATTAGACCAGGATTAACCCTTAAAAATACAATTAACAGTTCAGGCGGTGTTACATCAGGTGCATTTAGGTTGTTTGGTACAGCATCTAACTCTGAAAAGTTAGGTGGCGTACTTGCTACAGACTATGTACAAGCTAATAACCCGTCATTTACAGGACTTGCACAATTCCAAGAAGCAGGTTTACAAATTGGCGATAGTGGCGACTTTACAATTAAAGTTGAAAATGATATTAATGCTATTATCGAGAACGGTAACGGTAATCAAATTATTATACGTGCTAAAGATTTATTTGGTAATATCTTAAACCCAGTTAGATTCTTCTATAATGCAGTAACTCCAGGACTTGTTGGTAATACACAAACAGTTGCAGCAACAACATTAGGTACAGCAGATTATAGATGGCCTAGTGTATTTGCATTAGAATATAAAGGTCTAGGCGAAGTAAGCAAAGGTATTATGAAACCAGATGCTACTTACGATCCAGACCCAGTTACTGGCACAGTAGCAAATGGAGATTTATTATCACCAAGTGTAGCAACAGCAGCAGATACGGTTCCAGTTAGAGATGTAAACGGCGATATTTTTGCTAGACGCTTCCAAGGTATTGCAACTGAAGCATGGTATGCTGACTTAGCAGAAATGTATTCAACAGACGAAGAATACCCAGTTGGAACATGTATGGCAGTAGGTGGAGATGCAGAAGCAACCGCAGCTAAAGCAAGCACTATGTGTATTGGTGTTATATCCGCAGAACCTGCTTATTTAATGAACAAAGGTTTAGAAGATGGTCAGGCTGTTGGTCTTAAAGGGCGTGTTCCTGTAAGAGTAAGCGGCCCAGTATCAAAAGGCATGGCAGTTTATGCATGGCAAGACGGTGTTGCATCAACTATACAAACTATAGGATTAGTAGGCATTGCATTAGAGTCAAGCACTGACGAGTCTGAAAAATTAATTGAGTGCGTACTCAAAGTATAAATATATACGTATATAACTAAGGACAATTTCGGATGGCAGTAAACCAAGAAACGCTTGTTACAGCAGCAAATTATAATACATTGCAAAATAGAGTTTCTCGAATCCTCGGATCGGGTAACGGGCAAGAAGGATTTGGACAAACATTAAATAGTGCTCCTGTTGGTGCAGAAAGCATTGTTTATGCATCCGATATGAATCTGCTTTTAGAAGATATTAATAGAGTTAGTATACACCAAACAGGTAGTCCTAGTGACCTAAACCCTGTTACATCAAGTTCAAAAATAAGAGCTAACGAAGATACACCTGCTGATAACAATGGTTTTAATCAATATATTAGTGCAGTTGATATTTTAGAAGCTAATGGTAATGTAGTTGACGGTACTCAAGTTACACTTGAAACTCTTGCTTCGGATAGTAGATTTGCTCCTTGGAACGGACAACTTTCACATTCATTTACACTTACGTTTGACGATGCTGATCATAGAAGAAACTTTTTTAATGCAGGCGGACAAATATATATTAGTGCGCAATTAGAAACTGCTAGTGGATCAAAAGCACTTGACTGGAAACAAATGTTAACTAATATGGGTGTAATACAGTTTAAAGCAAATACTACTTCAAAGACAGGTATTGGCGGAACACTATTTCCAAACGGAGATGGTCCTTTTGGTAACTTTAGCCTAACAGCATCAAGTGTAACATTATTTGAAAGAACTGGTCAACAAGCATCATACTCAGAAAATAGATATTATATTTTTGCTAAAGAAGTAAGTACTCGAGCAATACAGTTTACAATACAGTTTCAAGATCAAGATTTAGGTGATCCAAATATTGACGAACAAGTAACTGGAACACTTGTAAGTAAAATACAACAAATTAGACCTACAGGAACTTTTGTATCTGTAGATTCTCCAAGTTATTCGGCGCAGTCAAGTTTAGAACTGGGAGCGTAATATGGTAGCCGTAGCAGGTTTAATTCAAGATAGTGATTACAAAGGTGCACTTGATAGAGTAAACGCAGTTCTCGGTAACGGAACTGGTCAAAGTGGATACGGTCAAGTAGTTAGTAGTTACGAAACTCACAAAGATATAAGTGCAAATGACGAATTAGTTGAAGCAGATATCTTAAACGATATAAAAGCCGACGCTAATAAATGTCGCCAACATCAAACTAGTGCAAATGTAATTTCATCTACATGGGCAACCGGTAATATAATTGGTGCGAACGCTAGTGGTTCGGCTGCAAACAGTCTTACAGAAACCTCTAAAGGGTTTAATGACGTGTTATCTGCTATTACTACTATTGAAAATAATGCTGAAGATGTTGACGAATTTACAGTTACAAATAATAGAACATTATGTAGTAGCACACGAACATCGGCCTGGGGGGGTGACGGCGATCCAGATGATAATATCTATAGTGAACTTGATGTAACATTCAGCGGCGGGTATGCTACAACGAATAGTAGTGGCAGTACTACAGCTTCGGGATCAGATCACCGTAGGCATTTTTTTAATAGTGGCGGCGATCTAAGATTTACATTTTCCAGTGGCAGTAATACTGCTAAAGACCAAAATTGGGCTTCGATGTTTAATAATGTTCAAGTAGTTTTTGGTAAAAACGCTACTACTACTAATAGCGGACAAGCTAGAGACGGTAGCACTGACGTAAACGGAGGCGGTATTGATACTGCATTTGGTAATTATCAGCTTACTACAAGTTATAATCTTATATTTAGAAAATATGGGTCTGGTGTGTACGATGAAAACTATTATCAAATACGTGCAAAGCGTATTGGTGAAAATGTTATACGTTTTAGAATAGACTTTAATGACGTAAACGAAGGCCAGCCAAACTTTGACGAACGTGTAAACACCGGGTCGCAAGAACAATCGGCAGGTATACACATGAAACGTGCAACAGGCACAAATGTTGAAGTTTCAGCACCAACTGGCAGCGAAGCTGTTTCTTTCCAAGATACCTAAATTCACCTCTTGACAAAATCATTCTAAGAGTATATAATTAATAGTATACTTCTAGGAGAATCTGTATGGACGAGCGTCTTGAAAAAGCATTAGAGTTTTCTAATTACATGACAACGCTGAATAATCAACGAAGGATTATTAAAGAGCAGTTTTTGGAAAATTGTGTACATTATATTAACGGTGGAAAATTCTCAGTTAATCGAGAGCTAATAACATTCTGTCAAACACTACGACATAATCACCAAGATGATGCAATTGTTATTGACGATAACGAAACACCAATTAAAATAGATGATTTACAAACTTTTCTAGATGAAATCTTAAACATCTATTTTACTTCTTCGTATGAATACTTGGACAAATATAATGAAATTAAATCAAATAGATCAGTAGAAGGGTTAATTGATTTATGAGCAAAGGAGTAGTACTTTTTGCACAAAATAATCATACAATTGACTATGTAAAGCAGGCTCTTTTTTGTGCAAAGAAAATAAAGAAACATCTAAAACTATCTGTTGCTATTGCTACAGACAATGTCGAGTATCTTGAAACTACGTATCCGTTTTATAAAAAGTATATAGATCACGTTATTCCTTTAGAATGGAAAGAATGTACACAAAAAAGAACATTTGGTGACGGCACCATGAGTACTCGTGATTTAGAATGGAGAAATCACGATAGGAGTACTATATATGATATAACTCCGTACGATGAAACATTAGTAATGGATACTGATTTTATAGTTGGTAATAATTTATTACTAAACGCATTTACTACTGATGACGACTTTTTAATTTGTAGAGATGTTACTGATGTTAATCCTGAACGTGCAGAAAGTTTTGATAAAATAAGTGATCGAAGTGTTGATATGTATTGGGCTACCTTGTTTTATTTTAAAAAAAGCAACCGCACAGAAATATTTTTTAATTTGATTGAACATATTAAAGAAAACTGGACATATTATAGACTGGTGTATCAAATACCTAATATAACATACCGTAATGATTTTAGTTTTAGTATTGCAATACATATATTAAACGGCAATCAAAAAACAAACTGGCCCAAAGCAATGCCTGGAAAACTTTGGTTTACTACAGATAATGATGTATTAATAAATATGGATGACGAAAAATATACGTTTTTATTAGATAAGAAGGACTGGCGCGGACATTATACACTATCTAGTATTAAAAATACTAATATTCACATTATTAATAAATTCAGTTTAGATAGAGCAATAAGCGAGGAATTTATTAATGAGTAGAGGATTCTGTTTACTTGCACAAAATAATGATACGACAGATTACGTGCGCCAAGCATATGCACTTGCTGTAAGTTTACACAAACACAATGTAGGACAAAAAATTAGTTTAATAACCAATGATGATGTTCCTGTTGAGTGGCAAAGTGTTTTCGACCAAATCATTACTATTCCATGGACTGATCAAGCAGACGAGTCTAAATGGAAAATTGAAAACAGATGGAAAGTATATCATGCTAGTCCTTATGATGAAACTATTGTTGTTGAAGCCGACATGTTGTTTACATCAGACATAACACATTGGTGGAAAGAATTAGAAAAATATGATTTATTTTTTACAAGTAATGTAAAAACATATCGAGACGAAGTTGTAACTAGTAGATTTTATAGAAAAACATTTGACGCAAACGAATTACCTAACTTATATAGTGCATTGCATTATTTTAGAAAAGGCGATACTGCAAAACAGTTTTATATATTACTTGAAATAATAATAGCTAATTGGGAGTTATTCTACAGTAAGTATGCAAGAGAACGCTATCAAAAATGGTGCAGTATTGATTTATGCGCCGCTATTGCTAGTAAGATACTAGGTAACGAAAAAGAAATTACAAACACAAATAGTTGCGTCACTTTTACTCATATGAAACCTCAAATACAAAATTGGGAAATTGCTCCGGATAAATGGACTAGTGTTTTAGGAAAATACTACCGAAACGATGATAAACTTATGCTTGGCAATTTCTTGCAATCAGGAATGTTGCATTATGTTGAATCAGAGTTTTTGTCAGACGAGATGTTAGGG